AGGTAGTCGCGGCCTGGTACGGCGCTTAGTTCGATTTCTGCGCCGGATAGCCGTATATCTGCCGGCAGTACGTCATAAGCCCCCACAGATACGACGGCGGCGTTAATGTCCGCGCCCTTAAGAACTTCATACACTGTGGTATCACTGGTCTTAGGTTTTGCCCCGGCAGACGTGCTTAAGTTTCCCTGCGGGTCTATGTCTGCCAGTAACACGGTCTTCCCCGTTCCGGCGATAGCTGCGCCCACAGATAAGCAGGTGGTCGTCTTCCCTATGCCGCCCTTCTGGTTCGTAAACGTAATAATCAAAACTGCACCCCCTTTCTTTTGTGTTTACAATAAATAATAAGCTAAAAAAAGTGTACTGTCAATGTTTCTTATGCCGAAGTGTACGGCTGTTTTTCCTGTATACCTTCCTGTGGGGTCGCTCTGTCTGGTTATTCTGTTTACAATCGCACTGTTCGCCTGGGTCAAGATTAGCCCCACAGTACGGGCAGGTATGGTAGTAGGTACGCTTAGCAGTCATTTTGTGGGCTTTTAATATCTGCATAATCACAGGCGACTTCATGCCTGGTGTCAATCGGTTTTGGACTTTCGATGATTTCATCAGAAGTTCTCTTTTGATGTTGGTTCCCGTAATAAACCGACTGATTTTCTTTAGCTTTTTTTGTGATAATTTCCCTGTACCTGTCTGCAATCGTCGCCTTCTGGTAATCGTTAAGGTTCCTTTTTCCTAACTGGTTATCCAGAATCCACTTGATAGCGTCGTCTCGGCTGTCGAACTGCATTTCTTCTGTCTTGAAACTGATTCCGAGGTCGTTGCAGATTTTAAACCGGTTATGTCCGTCGATAATGATTCCGTTCCAGGTAATGATCGGGAATATCATGCCCTCTTTTTCTATCTTCTTTTCTAGGCGAGAATATTCATCGTCAGTTAAGGGAGGGAGCAAGTTTTTAAATTCTTCATCAATCTGTATCATTTTTTCATTCCCTTCATACTTAGCCTTCTTTCTGCCCTGTCCGGGCGGTGTGATTTATTTATATCATGTAAACATAATATTATTAAGTCACTTAAATGTCAATAGTAAATAATGTTTATTGCAAAAACAATGTTTAAGACGTATAATGAAAATGACTTAAGGGGTGCGGGCGCACGTATTCCGGCGGTTAGCAGGTGATACTAGCGTAACCTGCAGCTTCAAAGGATCTGCAGGGGCTTCGTTCGTGTCACCTTGTAGGCCGGATTCACATTTTTTCTGTTCATTTTCGTTTCATCTCCTTTGTTGGTGGGCTGCTTGTTGTCTACGTCACTGCGGGCGGTAGGCAGTCTAAAGGCAAAAAAAGGCCGGGCGGCGTTAAGCTACCCGGTTTTTTATATTCTTACCTGTGGGTTCACAGGGTGTACTTACTGGCGTCGTAGGCCATTAGTTCGCTGTCCTTCGGTAGCCACCCGCCTTTTGCGTTTTCGACATATACGAAAAGGTCGCCGGTGTAGTCGTCGGTAGTGTCCGTCCTGGTAACTCTGTACCATGTTCCGCGATAAAGGATAAAATCGTACATCGTAATGTTTGCGGTGTAGTTCAGTACAAAGTAGCGGGTTTCATTCGTGCCGTAGGTCTGTGCCGCGAAAATGTCTTCTTCTGATAGCTGCCGGCTGTAGCACCATATAGACGCGTCCGCGATAGGGTAGTAGGCGTCTGCGGTTGTAAATCCTTCGTCGTCCTGCCCCCCTGCAAATTTCCTGTATACCTGGCATTTCTTGTCTTTCAAAAAGTATTGATTATTCATAATTGCACCTCACTTATAAAGTGTTTAAATATTCCTGGTAATGATCGTAAAGCCCTACGTAGGCGTCCAGAAGACTAGCCAGGCCGTCTATGCGGTACTTCGGTGTCTGCGCCTTTATCGGCACTATGTTACCGTTGCGGTCTTCCTGTATGCCGGTGTTCGTCATACACCATTTAAGCAGCGGGTTGTCGTTGTAGTTTACCTTCTTAGCCTTCAAGTCCTGGCCTAGCATCTGCATAGGCAGACTTAAGGTCTTAGCTCCCTGTATGCAGCGCACCATGTTAAAGCCATTGTCTTCCATTTCCTGTACCCAGTATTTCGCGCTGTAGCTGTCGTAGTATATCCAGGCCGGCGTTAGTTCGTGGTCGTTTACCATTTCTAAAAACCACTTTGTAACATCGCTGTAGTTTATGGTGTTCCCGGCGCAAAGTCTAAGCAGCCCGGCGTCCTTCCATTTGTCGTATGGTATATGTTCTTCTTGCACCCGCTGCAGGAAATTGTCTTCCGGCAAAAAATACATTTGCGTAATATAGCGGTGTTCGGCCTTATCCATAACTAGCAGGGTCGCACAGGTTAGATCCGTTGTTATACTTAGATCTGCGCCGCCTATGGCATAGTAACCCTTGAAGTCGTCCAGGTTGAATACTTCCGGATTGTTTATGTCGTCGAAAGTAAGCCAGGCCGTCCCTGTGGTCGTAATGATATTAAAGTCTTTGCACAGGACGCCGCCCAGGTCGCGCGGGCTGTTTTTGGCGCGTTCTACCTTGCCTATAAGGTCGTCCAGTTTCTTTATGCTGTTAAGTCCGGGGTTGGACTTTTCCCAGGCCATAGGGTTAGCCCATTCGTCGCGATTATCCAGTTCGTACAGGATCGGAAGAAAAGACGGGTCACTGATAGTACCGTCACAGACGCCACAGGCATACTTATACATATCGTCGAAGATACATTCGCGTACCGTCCCCGCCGTCGTTATCATAATTAAGAGCGGCTGCCGTCTGGCGCTCTGGCTCTGCTTCATAACTTCGTAAAGATTGCGGTCTTTGATGCTATGCAGTTCGTCTATGATGACTAAGGAACTGTTAAGGCCGTCCAGGGTATCGCTGTTTTTTCCTAGCGGCTGCAGCTTTGAAAAGGTAAGCGGAAAGTACAGGTCGCTTTTGCGCTTCTTGCATACCTGCAGTAAGTCCGGGCTTTGGCGTACCATGTTACATACTTCCTCAAAGATTATTTTAGCCTGGTCTTTTTTGGTCGCTACGCTATAGACTTCCGCGCCGGGTTCGTCGTCTGCGATAAGGCAGTAAAGCGCTATGCAGCTTAGCAGCACTGATTTACCGTTTTTACGGGCGACGTAGAAAAACGCTTCTTTGTACTTCCTGTACCCTGTGGATTCACTCACGAAGCCAAAGAGCGCGGATATAAAAGCCTTCTGGAAAAGCTGCAGCTTAACCGGCTTTCCCGCCCATTCGCCTTTAGAGTTGCGGCAGAAGCGTTCTATAAAGTCGATAGGACGCTGCGCCCGTTTTTCGTCGAAGATGTATCCACAGGTAGGGGCGTCCGTTTCTTTAGCCAGGCGTCCGTATTCTTCGCGTACCCTTCGGCTTACAATGCACTTGCCGTATTGGATCTGCGCCAGGTACTCTTTGATATAGTTCATAGCGGCTTTGCTATAAAGTCGTCGATACCCTTAACGAAGTCGTAGACGGCGTTAGGTTTTTCGGCTTCCTGCTCTTTAGGCATAAGGTCGGTAAGCTGCTTATAAAGGGCGCTGTACCTCTGTATAGTCGTATTGTAGCTTTTCAGCGCCGGGCTTTCTCTTATAAAGTTCTGCTTGCCCTGGCTGAAATGTTCCATAGTCCCGCCTTCCCGGATCTGTTTTTTAAGATCCTCTAGCGTGTCGTGCATGAAGTCCAGTTCTGCCGCCAGGCGCGACGCTACGGGCTGCTTATCCTTCGGTATCGTCGCTAATATCCGTTTAAGTTCAGTTGAAAATAGTTTTCTCGCCATTATCTCACCTCAGAAGTAGCCCCCGGACCTGTAAAATTATGATAGGGGTATAATTAAGTACCCTCGCCGGTCCCGGGCGCGCAAAGTTATTTTTGCAAATAGGGCGGGGCTTTGTTGCCGCGTCGCCGCTTTGTATTCTGCGATTTCAGCCGCGCCAGATTTCAAAGCGATAAACCTATAGCCTATATGCTTTCGTGGCTCTACGGTCAATATACGCGGTCGTTTTACGTCCGCTGCGCTTCTAAACTGCGCTTTTGGCCTGTAGTATGCCACTTTCTAGCCTTTCTATGGCTTTAACAGCCTTCTTGTAGTCCTGCAGCGCTGCCGATTCCTTCACCCGTTCTATATTCCCGTCGTCGCTGAATATAACCTTGCTCTTTTTCAGTTTGTGTTCGTTCTGGTGACAGGTTGCACATAGACATTCAAGGTTATCGAAGTTAAGCGTTACGGCCGGGTCGTTTATGTTTGCCTGTGTTATGTACTTCCTGTGGTGACAGATAGACGCCACCCCGCCGCACCTTTCACATACATAACCCTTACTTACCATGTACGCCCTACTTACCTCTTGCCACTGCCTAGACTTATAGAAACTCTTTGCATATTCTAGCATATATGTTTACCTCTGTTACTATGTTTATTAAGATGTAGTCCTAAGCGCTATACACTTAAGCAGGTTGTCAATAGTGCGCTGCAGCTTCACGTCGTCGGTATGGTCGGCATAATACCACAGGGTAAGGATAAACCCGCTTACCGTTTCTACTAATGGTTCATCTGGTTGTAACGATTCGCTTAGCCCCGTTGTTAATTCGATATAGCCAGGCAGAGCGATTATAAGGCTTTGTATGAAGTTGTCGTTATCCGTTCCGCTTACCCTTAAAATATTCTTAGCGTCTGCTAGTGTCATGTTGTTACCTCTCTATGAAAACAGGCGCAAAGCCTAAGCCCTGCGCCCGTCTGGTTGTTGGTACGATTACGCCGTAGCCTTGCCGATTTTAACAAAGGCTTCGGTAACAATCGGCTTGCAGTCTGCGATAGCAAGCGCCCTGTAGTCGATTAAGCCCTTCTTAAAGCTGCTTTGTGTCGACGCTTCAATAGCGATACCGTCCGGCATATTGTATCCCATGTACTGTTTGTAGTTTCCCAGTACCGCGGTATCTGCCGGCAGGTTGTCGTCGATGATAACATCGAAGCCCAGGATTTTACCGATGCTTTCGCCCTTCGGATCTGCGATAAAGATAGGACGCTTGTTGCCGTCTACCATTCCGTAGAAACTGTTATAGAGCATGGCGTTATTCATAGCCCACTTAGCACCCTGGGCGTAGCCGCGCTTAAGCAGAGCGACGGCAGACACGACGTCTGCATAGGCCAGTGTACTAGCCTTAGCTACTGTAATGCTGTTCGTAGCGTCCCAGGTGATGCCGGACACGACGCCCGTTCCCTGGTTGTTGCCAGTGCCGTTTACTAAAGCGTCTGCTACGCAAGCCATAACGCAATTAGTAAGTTCGTCTGTAAGGTATGCTTCAAAGGCAGCAATAGCCATTTTCCGCACCTTTGCACTGATAGAGAAGATCTTAATAATTTCGTAGCCGTCAAACGTGACAGTAACCGGCGTTACCTGTTCGCCCGCTACTTCTGCGCCTTCGGTGTGCCATGCTGCAGCCGTTCCCGGTGTAGCCACAGGGATAGCGATTTTAGTAGGCATATTGAAGCTGCGGCACTCAGAGATAAGCCCGCCCATTGTACGCGCTTTCACGATGATTTCGTTAAGCGTCTGGGTCGGCAGCACTGCCGCGGCCTGGGTGGAACTTGTGAAGACGTCGGCGCGCTTTTCAGATTCAGCCATGCCGACGTTGTAAGCGTTCTTTTCGTCTTCGTTAAGGCTCTGGCCTAACATCGTCTTATAAAAGGCGCTGCGGTATTCCGGCGTATCGAAAACCGTATCTGCCGTGAAGGTCTTAGCTGCGGTTGCCATGCCGGTAACGATGTTAAGGGCTGCGCTTCTCATAGCCGGCGCTGCCTTTTCCGCGTTGTTATCTGCGGCTGCCTTGATACCCTGCAGTTCGATTTTTAATTCGTTAATATCACAGGCCGGGTCTGTATCAATGATACCGTTCACTTCCTGCGCTCTTTTTTCAAGCGTGGCGTTATCCTGGTCTTTGTAAAAGTTAAATGCTTCTGCTACTGTCTTAAATTTCATAGTTTTATACCTCTCTTAATATCTGATTGATAAGGATTTTTGCGTCCTGCCTGGCCTTATAGTGAAGCCGCCCGTTGCTCTGGGCTGTCCTGGCTTCTACACTTGTCTGCGGATAGGCGGGAAAAGGAACTATAGAACACTCATATACCTTAGATATTTTCGTTATCGTCCGCGTGTTCGTTCCGGCGTCGTAACTGTCGCCGCCTTCCGGCACAGTGAAGGCAAAGGACATACCGCTTAAGTCCCCGCGCTTAACGGATTCATATACCGCCCGCGCTTCTTCTGTGTCTGGTAACTCTGCGTTTAAGGTAAGCCCTGCCGGATCTGTCTTAAGCTGCATGGTGTTAGGCGTCCTGGCAAGCGGCAACTTATTCAAGTCGTGGTTATACAATAACCTCACGTCCGATAGGTCGGCGTTATCCAGTGCGCCTTTTTTAATGATTTCTATAAACTTCCCTGCCGGGTCGTTAATAGTTGTGGGTTGGTCATATACGATAGGCCGCCCAGTTAAAACAAGGCTCTTAGTCCCTGCCGGGGCTTCGGCTCTTATTTCCGATAATCTCAGCTCTTTCATGGCTTTTACCTCTTGCACCTTAAAATACTGTCCGTAGCTGCTATAAACCCGTGGTCGGCGTCTTCATAAAAAACGAAGTTGGAAACGACGCCCATAAGGTTTCTGGTCGTAAGTTCTACGCCGTAAAAATGCTTTCCGTGCTGCATAGGCTTAACGCTGCAGATAGTAGCCGTTTCTATAGCCTGTAGATCCTGTTCATTCGCCGGTCTGTACTGTGGCATTGTCTGTACCTGTCTTTCCTAGCTGATAGTCATTTGCTATAGCCTGGTCTACGTAGTTAAGGCTCTGCAGCCGCTTATCTCCGTCGGTGACGCCAGGAAGGTTAAGGATCTCTAGCGCCTGGTTAACGGTAAGCAAGCCTAGCGGCATAAGTTCTTTAATAAGGCTTACTTTGGTCTTGTTCGACGTGAACGTAAGCCGCCCGCTTTCAAAAATTACCTGGTTTCCGAAAGACTGTTCGCGGTCGTTAAATATCTTACTTGTAAATTCCATACCCAGGGCTAAGGCGATAGGCTCAATAGTGCTTTCGTAGAAGGCGCTAAACTGGTCTTCGTTATAGCTGCTGTTTACTATTTCCTTCGTAACGCCCAGGTAGTTATATATTTTTTCCTGTGTAGCCGCCGTTTGCTCTGCGCTTAAAATAACCGGCTTGCTTTCAATCGGCGTGTATTCCATTTTTTGATCCGTGGCAATTACGCCGCCGTCGTTTGTCATATCCAGATATTCGGTTACAAAAGCCGCTTTTTCTTCCTGCAGCTTCGTAGCACTCATTATCTGGGTAAAACGTAAGATACCGCGGATATTAGCCCCGGCCTTGATTCCGTTTATGATGCCGTCGTTCTGGGTCTGCGCCAGTTCAAGCGCCGGATATAAAGCGCTGTTGTCGTCGCCCAGAAGATCGTTACTGTTAAAATTTCTGCGTAAATGGATTAAATCACGATAGGGAAAAGTAGCCTGTTTCCCGTTGCTGAAGGTGAAGCGTACCCACAGGGTATTAGTTGGATCTGTAAGCATTTCTACAAAACTGGCCGTAATTGGATAAATGGCCTGTACCGCGCCTTTGCTGTCCCGGTCTAGCAGAGCAAAGCTGTTATTGTACAGGTAGTACCTGGTAACTAGCTTATATAGAAAGTCGTAGGCGCTCATATACGGGTTAGGCCGGGTCTGTAACAGACGGTTAAGCCGGCAGTCTGCTATCTGGCTGTGGTCTTCATACTTGATAATATGGCTGCCTTTAAGTTTTCCGCAGTTCCGGGCTATGGCGTCCACTGCCCCGCGGTAAATATCGTTGCTGTAGGCGTCGCCGCCCCACTGGGAAAAGCTGCCTTGCTCATTTACAAGGGCTACACCCCCCGGTGTCGTTCCTTTGCTGCCCTTCTTAAAGATCCTGTCTATTAGTCCCATACGTTCTATGCCTTTATTGTCTTGATAGATTCCGGCGTGAAGATATTACCGAAAATGTCTTCTGCCCCTTCCGATACCCGTAAGTAGGATATAGCCTTTAAATTCACATAAAACGTGCAATCGTTCACGTTTTCTTTTTTGATCGGCATAAATCCCGGTATCTTTGAAGCGTAACTGTCATAATAAGCAGGTTCGATAACTTCCCCGGTAAGCAAAACGATTTTACCTATTTTGTTTTTCTTCGTAGGCTGAAAATCACTAGTAAACATTATTCTACCTCACTGTCCGTATTATATCACATTTACCTATATTTTTCAATGGTTTTATGTTTACTCTGTGGACATAATAATAGCGCGCCCACAGGATAGACGCGCCGGTGATTTAGTCCTTAAATGGTGTATCTGCGGATCTTACCGGCATAAGTTCATAGTCCGGCATGAATAAATCATAAACAGGGTCATAGTTAAAGCCGCACTCATAGTTGCTTATACCGTATCGGTTCTTAAGACATACTAGCTGTATCTTCCGCGGGCGCTGCTTCTTTGCGATTCTTACGGTTTCCCGCTTTTCCTTCAGCTTCTTTTCACTGTTAAATATGTCGTCGTTCATAACGTCAAGCTGCAGCCCCCATATAACGTCTGCCGTATACTCTATGCCGCCGGATTCCTTGAAGCTCTCAAAGTCCACAGGCGTTAGATAGTTCTGCCGGTTAAGACTGCTTATCACAAGTACGGTTAGTTCATGGTCGCTCTGCAGCTTCTTAATAGCCCTTACGTGTCCGTCTACGGCGTCCTTCGTATTCTGGTGCGGATCTGTCGGCGGTATAATCTGCAGATAGTCTATGATAACTACAGGTTTTACCTTGTATTCCGCTATGTAGTCGGTCACATACTTAACAATATCTTCCATTGTGATATTGAAATTACACTCTATAACCCGGTAGTTCTTAGACAAAGACTTATAAATGCTTATGGCGTTATCCAGGCCGGAAGACTTCATACCGCGCCTTATATCCAGGCTGCTTAAAGCGGTGTCTACGTCTTCCATGCACATAATACGGCTTATACCCTTCGTTACCATTTCTAGCCGGGTCTGTTCAAGCGTGAAGTACAGGACGTGTTCGCCGCGCCTGGCTAACTGGTCGCCTAACTGGTGTGCAAAGGTCGTCTTTCCTAAGCTGCTTATAGCGCCCAGGACGTAAAGCCCAGGATAAAAACTCTGTATATCGTCCAGATTGCTATAGCCGGTCTTCCTGTCCTTATAAACACTGTAGTTCTTAATATCTTCGGATAGGAAACTGTCTATATATTCTGTTACATTGTCCGGCCTACGTTTCTTAGGATCTGCCGGCACTTCGTTTTCATTCATGGCCTTATACCCTTCGTCAATTCCACCCGAAAAGTCCTTCCGGGCTGATGATACCACAGTGTAGGGCGTAAAGTTCGCAAGGGCGCTTTGTATTGTCTTTTCCCCGTAGGTCATAGCGCCGCGGCGTCTGTCCCACTTGTTCACGCCCTGTTCTATCTTCTCACTTTCATATAACGCGCTCTGCCGGTAAAGACTATCCATGCGCCCGGCGTCGCCGTTCGTCCAGTAAGCCAGATGATTTATTAAAGCCAGGGTCGCCCGGCTGTGGTCGTTGCCATAAGCCGCCATATCGCCAGACCACAAAGCGGTTATATCGTCACCTTTGGCGCTGTTAAACATCTTCTGCAGTAAGTCGCTGTCGCTGATTGAAGATTCTGCAGGTTTCGGCGTGTTCTTCTGCGCTGCCGGTTCTGGTTTCTTCTCTGGCGTGGCCTTTTTTTCCGTAAAATAGCGGTTTATAAGGCTTTTCACCTGGTCGGTTCGTTCTGCGATAGGTTTAGGCGTCCCCCATACTTTACCTGTAACAGTCAAGTACCGCCCGCCGTCTATTTCACCTTCCTTAGTTGCTGTAAGCGGGTCTTTCGGGATAGGCCGGTATACCTCAATTACAAAAACGTCGTCTTTCTCTTTTTTATAGCCGGTCTTATCCAGTGCTGCAGACCGGGTTAAGATATGCAGCCCTTTACCGCTAGGGCTTACTTCGGTGTAGCTGTCCAGGCTCTTAACTATTTCTTCTGCCCGTGGGTCTAGCTTTCCGTCCTCTATTACGTCGTCAAGGTCTATTCCGCAATATCCGCTTGCACCCAGTTCAAAGCCTACGCCATCCAGGTAGCCGTTGGAACTGTAATATTTCTCCTGGGCGTCCTCATAGCTGCCGAAGGTCGACGGGTCGTCTGCCTTTGCCGCTTTCCCGGTGTGCGGATTTATCGGCAGCTTCTTTTTGTGTTCCGGGTCGTCCGGCTTCGGGTCTGGCTGCAGCTTATAACATACCCACTGCGGCAGGGTCTTTAATTCTTCTAGTTCTTTTGGTATACTCATATTGCAATTACCCCCTTTTGTCTGGTGATTGTATTCCCACAGGATAGGCTTAGCGGCGGTCTTGTGGGATTTTTTATATGTCGACACGGTGTCGACACGTCGACACGAAAGTAAAAAGCGTTCGCAAGATACGCCTTTTGTCGGACAAAACGCACTTGCAGGGGTTTCCCCTGTCCCCTGTCGACATGAAGTCGACGCGAAGTCGACACGAAGTATCATGCGCAAGTGAACTTTTCGGCGTGTCGCGTCGCCGTCATGCTGCCTTTTTTCATGCCTTCACAGGTCTATAGCATTGTACCACAGGCTGCGCCGGCTGTAAGCCGGGCGCAAGCCGGTACTAAAATACTAAAGTATTAAAGTATTAGGGATTTTGAAAATGCCGTTTTTCCGCGTGGTTGTGCGGTTTGTCGGAAGGCCGGTGTAACACCTTAGCGAACTTTTGTAGCACCTTAGCGAACTTTCGGTAACGGCTTAGCGAAGAAAGTGTAACACTTTAGCGAACTTTGGTTATTGTCAACCTAGGGATTTTTAACCCTTTTTTGTCTTCCCTTTATTCGGAAAACTATAGACGACGCTACCCAGGGTAGACGGCGTAGGTATATTAGCCGGGTTTGCCGGACTAGGAATTTCCATTTCTACGTAGTCGTCCAGTAACGTAGTCTGGGTATAAAGCAGTTCTAGTGTTTTGGTAAATACCCTCTTAAGTAACTGGCGCGGGTTTGCCGATGCCCTATAAGCCTGTTTAAGCTGCGGGTTTCGTTCTACAATGAGACTAGCGGCTATATGTGGCGTAGCTTTCCCTGCCTGTAATATCGTGTTCGTAATGATATATACGTTTTCGACGGCATTTTTATTTCGCTCTTTGGCTATACTGCTTTTTACAAGGTAGTTGTGTGCCGGTTCGTGTTTCGGCTCTTTTTTCTTGTTAAGTGCCGGTAGTCCGTTTTTATCTTTAACGATGCTTACCCGGTAGATTTCTTTTATGATATGGTTCATGTACGGACTAGAAAAGCTGATAGTATTGTTCTTTTCGTCGTAGCCTTCGAAGTTAAGAACCGGGTACATACTGGGTATGCGGTTAGGGAAGGCCGGGTCTTTTATGATCCCTATTATGTTATGGAACTTCTTAGCGTTGTCTATGGTCGCGTATATGACAGGTTTTCCCATGTTTCGTTTATCGCCCAGGAAGGCCGCCAGGTCTGGCGCGTATATTCTTACTACTTCCTTAAGCGTCTTGTAGCCGGTCTTTTCAAATTCGTTAAGTATGATACTGTAAAAGCAGCGTAGCAGCGGAAGGTCTAGGCTTTCTATGCCTTCCTTCGTCTTCATGTTTTGTAGTTCGGCTTCGGATATGCTTTTAAGCCCTACTTTTAACCCGGCTACGTTTGCTTCTTCAAAAAACATTTTCCCGTCTTGAAAACGTAGCCCGTCGGTAGATGTAAGCGGCTGCAGATAGGCGTTCCCGTTCTGGTAAAGCCCTGTAGCGTATTCATAACCGGGAAGGCTAGGAACTACGCTTTTATTCGGGAAGTCCGTTATAACGTCCCCTGCTCTGCCGGATGTCCTTAACGGCTTCTTCCCTACTTGTGCGGTTATGGCGTCGCGGTTCTTAATGCAGCTTACGATATAGTCCCACATTTCGGCATAGGTTTCCGGGGCGTGTTGCTGCAGGTAGGATAGGTAGCGCGAAAATGTCGTTTTCATGTTTTCCGTTATGGTCTTTTCGTTATAAAGCCTGTCGTAAAGCGGTATGTCTTCATAGTCGCCAGTTTTCAGAGTATCTTTTAACCCTTCTATCGCCTTTATTAGTTCCTGGTCGTCTGGGCGTTTTTTAAGTTCGTTTTCGTCGTAGTCTAAAGCCTTTTCAAGTTGTTGCCGGCGGTCTTCTGTATTTTTTTTAGCTTTATTGCGTTCCCGTTCATTAGGTTCGTTCCCGGAAAGTATTTTTTGTATGGCAATCATATTAGGCGTTTCCGTTTTTATCATGCTTACAATGTCTTCTATGTTTCCATGATAAGCATTAAATAATCGTTCTTCTGCGGCGGCTCTGATAAGGTCGCTTTCTTCCTGGTACTTCTTGTTAAGCCTAAGATATTCCTGGGAAAACCGGGTGATTTCGTCATAGTTCTTATTATCTGTTGCTGAAGTTAACATTTTTTCCGAAAGTTCGTTAAGCTGTGGCATGTAAATGTTTTCAAGCTGCCTTAACTTGTCTTCTTCTTCCGGCGTATAACTGGCGTGTAGTCTGGGCATGGTATCACTCTTTCTTGCTTCTGGCCTTAATAAAGTCGTCCAGGTCGTCTTTGTAGATAATATACGTGCCGTTAAACTTCGTGGCTTTAAGCTGCCCGTTAAGGATATATCGCCTTATTCCGTCTACGGTAGAATAGCCTAGAAGGTTTGCGACGTCGCGGGGTGTATACATTTTCTTTTCTTCTGTCATGGCATTACCTCTTATGCAGTAAAGTATTTTTCTTCTTGTAGTCGGCAATATACTTGTCAATAATTCCGTTTATGGCTTCTTTCATGCTTAGCCGCTCTGTGTAGGCGTAGTCCTTTAAGTTGGCCAGTGTGTCAACCTTTAAGATAAAGGTAGCCCGTGAATAGTCGGCGGTAAGCCCTTCCTGTGTACCCGGTGTTCTGATTATGTCGGGGTTCGCGGGACGTCCGGCAGATTTCTTTACGGATTCCGGCGCGTTAAATAGCGCGCTGTCTTCTAAAGCGTCCTTAATGTTTTTTGCCATGTTTAGCACTCTCCTTTAAGATTTCTTTTGTAAGCGCTCTGTACTGCAGCGCGCCTTTGCTCTTTGGCTTGTAGGCGAAAATATCCTTGCCGTATACCGGCGCTTCGGCTAGTGATACATTCGTGCTTATTCTGGTTTCGTATACCTTGCCAGGGAATACTTTAGCGGTCTTTTCCAGTACGGCTTTATTAAGATTAAGCCTGTCGTCGTACATGGTAAGAACTATGCCGGCTATATCCAGTGCCGGATTGATACGCTTCTTAACTATGTCTATCGTGTTCTTTAACTGGCTTAAGCCGTCCAGGGCTAGATACTGCGCCTGTACCGGCACTATAACGCTGTCGGCTGCAGATAGCCCCATAAGGGTTAAGATAGACAGGCTAGGCGGGCAATCAATAAGAATATAATCGTACTGCTTCTTTAGGCTTGCCAGGGCTTCTTTAAGCAGGTAG